TCAAAAAATGAACCATACACAGGTTTACTTGCGGCTAGTCCGCCCCCTTGGCTACAGACGTCTATCCAGTCAGTAACCGATTGCCCAGTTACTTGAGGAACTTGAACAGTAATGCGTCCACGGCCCTCAGGGTCTTGGTTGTCCACAACAAGGCCCTGGTATATTCCATAAAATCTTTTATCAAAACTCATAGCACACCCAACTTCATAGCTAAACGCTCAGTAATAAATTGAGGTTTATTAGATTCATAAGTAATAGGGTCTAGTGTAGTTGTGGCGGTTTGCCACATTGAAGGTGTATTAGCTCTCCCATTTATATTAGGTTTTGCTCTGTTTTGAATTTCCCCAAAACTTCCTGTATTTGATGGGCTTTCGTAAACAATCTTTTTATTAAGTACCGTGACTGGTTTAATTTTAGTTTGAAGTACGTTAGGTATAATTGTTCGTTTAGGCGTGTAGTCGGGAGAGCTTACAGTTTTACTATCAGTCCATCTTACGGCTGATCCAAGAGAATCTGTTCCAACAATTAAAGTAGTAGTGTACTTTTGACGGTTTAGTTCTTCTTCAACAATATGGTGTGTAGCCTCCAGTATTACCCAGTAACCAGCGTACGGCTCACCAATACCATCAAGGTACACAGGCATATCTGGTCTAAGGGTAGGGTTGCCTAAAACTTCAACCGTTGCACGATAAGGAAAATAGTTTCTATTATCAGCAGCTTCTGCTTCATATTGCGCTATTAAAGGGGTGGTTGCAACGGTTGCTGTATCAAATCTATCAAAAAACTCTACCTGTTGTTTGTTTCTTGTTTTTGCAGAACGTATCTGTTGAGTAATAGATATTGGGGTTGAGTTTACAATGTCCACGCCACTAACCGCAATCGCACCCTTAGTGGCATCTGCATATGGAACAGACTCACCAATCATAGGTTTAAAAGAGTACAAAGTAGAACCTGATGGGTTACTGACTTCACGCATAATGAAGTTAGGGGCTTCTTCTCTGTAGTTAGTAAAGTCATTCATAATAGGTTGAAAATAAAGTTCTGTATTAGTAGCGCGCAGTGTGTACCCACATTGTTTAGCTAAACGCACTAGTAGTTCCCAATCCGAATGCCCAGCCTGAGCAACTTGCGGATAAACCCTTGGATGAGGTACCGCATAACATACAAAGTTATAGTCAGCTGCTATGGACTTAACTATCTGGTCAGCCGTCATATTTTTATAAATATTTTGGTTTTGTTGTTTCATAGGAAAAGATGCACCTATAACAACTACCTCAGTAAAGTATTTACCAGGGGACCTATCTATATTTACATGGTGAACATACCCATATAGTTCTCGTTGTTGGTTCAACCCATTTATTACTAAATGAACTGGGGACCCAGGCTTTACAACGTCATACTGAACTCCCCAATCTTTAAAGTATAAAGAAACTAGCTCGTGCGCATACACTTTTTGAAACACGTCAGCACGATATACAACGGTGGGTTGTATAGTAGTTTCAGGGAAGTCAACAGAGATGTAATTAAACATTTGGTATTCTTAACACCGTCCCCGCTTCAATGTTGTTAAGGTCTGTTATTTCGGGGTTATACTCAGGAATAATCCACCAGTACTCAGGGCGGTTATAGTACTTAAACGCAATCTGGTCTAAACGCTCACCTTTAACGTATACGTGTTCCCAGTAGTTGGTTAACCCAAGATTAGAGAACGTGTAAAACACAGTAGGTTTTTCATTTCCATTTATTACTGTTGTAAAGTAATCAATAGTTGAGTACTCGTATCTAGAGCCTTTATAAATAGACATTATTAAACCCCCGAAGTCAATCCAGAGCCAGAGAAACATTGAATTGAAATAGATACTTCTGTTCTAATAGGTACCATGGTTTCTGTAAACGCTGTGTGGTTAATACTTATATTAGACGCCCATCCAACATAAGATAAGTTATCAATAGTAGGCCCAAGCTGTATACCAAGTAACGTAGGCGCTAAATACCCCACGTTAGCTGTTTTTTTACCAAGAAGGGTTGTCCACTCTAAGTTTCCGTTACCGCTTCCATTAATAGCTTTAAATAAGTACTCAAGGTCAGCCATTGTTCCTTGAGACATTAATTTGCCTATTTGTTCTCCCATGCTTTGGTCAACAGATGCTCCTGGGTATAAAGAGTTGTAGTGTCGGCTAAATGCAGTTAAATTATTTGAAATAGGAGACGAACCTTGAGATGCACCCGTTTTTACGTTTAACGATTCGTTTTGAGCTTCAGCTCTAATGCAGGCAAAATCATTAGTTCTGTCGATTACAATATTTAAGCTAACCGTTTCTTGTCCAGGAAACACTCCAGATACAACGCGAAGTGCGTCTGCGCTAGATGGGGTAATGTTCATGTTTCTAGCAACACTTGTTGAAATAGTTGTAGGGTTCCATAAGAATTGAAAACCATAAGCTGTGTCAATTAAGTTTAATGGTGTTGAAGGTCCAGCTTGTGTAGTTAAAGGTACGGCACCAGTATTGTTAGTGCCCGCCCAATACCATAAACGCCCTCTGCGTAGGCCGTGGAAAGAAGCTGTGTTGCTGTACCCAACTATTTCAGGGTCTACATCGGCTGGGCGTACAGGCAAACTCCAGTCATGCGGAGGTAAATTAAACTTATAGCCTATAGGCTGAGTTATTCCAACTTGGCTTGTTCCCGCAGTATTAGTAGATGGTGTGACAGTGTTGAAATTAGTAATTATGTCATCAGTATAATATGTATTAGGGTTTACAGAAATGCCAGTTACGGGATCAGTTTTAATAGTTGCCGATAGCGCTTTAAGGCGCTGCACAGACAATGTGGTAGAGCTAGCCGTGCTAGTTGCAGATGTGGCTGATGCTAGCCCGCCCGGTTCATCTAATATCATGATTCACTCACAATCTTATTAGTTTCAAGGTCTGACATAAGCTTACGAAGTGCGGCAATAACTTCTGGAGTATTAGCGTTAGGTATGTTGATATTAAAATTATATGTATTGTTAGAGCTACCAGTTATTGTTCCGCTGTTTTTATTTTGATTTGGTTGAATCTGGTCATTAGGTATAATTGTCCCAGACACACCAGGAACAAAAAGCTCAGGTCCACGCTCACCTACAAGATAAGCTGTACTTCCTTGAACAGGTCCCCCTGTAGCTTTGCCCGGAAAAAGCCCAGCTAGTGCAGAAATTGCTTCTGTTGGAGCGCCACCAGCTGAAGACAATAAAGTATCCATAAAAGTTTTTATTGGAAGAAGTGTTGCCGCTAACCCTGAACCTATAGAAGAAATTAATTCTGAAATTAACTTGTTTGCAGATGTAAAACCGGTGGCTCCCGTAGGCGCATTAGCTGTTAACATTGTTGTTGTATCTGCATACTTTGTTGATAGTGAGGTAATAGCTGAGGTAGACGTCATACTTGTGTCAACACCACCGGCCAAAGTCCCTCCGCCACTTTGAGCTCTATAAAGAAGGCCGTTCATGACCATATTCTTTAGCATTGGGTCTCCGCCAAAATACTGATTTAGCATAGAGTCAAGAGAATTACCTGGTTGTAAAGCTATTTGAACTTCATTTAAAGTAGGTTTTCCGCCATTACGAGCAGAACCATAGGCTTGCTTATAGTCATTACATATTTTAGTCCACACATCATCAATAACTTTGTCAGGGGCCGCAAGTGTCCCATCAGAATTACGTATTTGAATACCAATACCACGAAGCATGTTTACACTAGATGCTTGTTGCATTGCTCCAGTTGCACGCATAGCCCCTTCAACCCCCATACCAGGGACTAAGTTTGAAACGTTTGCAACGCCTTCCATAAACTTTTTTCCACCAGAAGTAAGCCCCATACTTTGAGCGGCAGCTAATGCATTTAAAGAATCTAATGATGATGTGACTGTACCTTTGTTAGCCAGAGTATTAGCTAGAGACCCTGAGCCTCCCGCAACTTGACCACCACTTTGTCCCATAAAAAACGCTATGCGTTTCATTAATAAATCAGTCTGTACCGTTTCATCTGTGCCGGGCAAAAATGATGAAACAATCCCATAGCCTGTTAAGCCTTTAGCAAGTTTTCCAACCAAATTGCCAACACCAAGAGCCAAATCCGAAGCTTTACCTGTTGCAGAGTCGTAGGGTGCCGTTTGTGAAACTAATCCTGCTACACCGCCACCCGCGCCAACCATAGATGCGGGTGTATACGTTGTACCGCTTCCAGGATTTTTAGCTACGTATTGACCTAAGTTCTCCATGCCAGGAAGGGCTTGTTGTGAGAACCCACTACCAGCCGTCATAGACGCAGAAGGGCCAGCAGCTACAATGTTTCCTGATTCAGTCATCCCAATAAGTGCGGGAGCGCTATTAAATACTGGGTTAGGGGCTACTTGTGAAGGGCGTGTTGTACCGCCTTTGTTAACACCCGCTACTGAACCAAGCGCATTAGTGACAGAGAAGAAGCCAGACATCTCTTGGCGCATGCCCGAGAACCCCTGTCGGAGTTCTTGCATGGTTGCCTTCATCTGACTAATAATGTTGTTATTAGACGATCCCATATTCATGGACTCTCTAGACATTGGCTACCTCCTTACTTTTCGCTGTGCTCGTTCAGTCCAGTTTGTACGTTCTCTAGCAGATAAAGATTTTATATCTGCTAAAGTCCATCCAATAAATGTTCTTGTTAAAAACTCATATTCATCAAGAAGCCGTTCATAAGCTCCTGTGTTATATGCGAAACAAATCTAGAAGACTAAGTGGTAGAGGTATATCTTCACCACATGCCTTACAGACCTTCTTCACCTCCCCAAGGCGTGGGCCAGGGTTACGGTCAGTAATAGAAGTAAGTAGTTCGCTACGCTCTGCCATACCTAAAGCAAGTGCTGTAGGAGACCCAATAGATGGGCTTCCATTAACAGAGATAATGCACCCTCCCAAAATCATTGTATTGATTTCAGAACTTGTTTTATCAATGTTATCCATAAGCTTTTTTTGAGTAATACCATTTGGTAGACCTAAACGAACAGTGCCTTGCTTTGTTTCCACTTCCCAAAATCTGTCAGCGATAGGGTCTGACAGCTCTCGGACAGGGACGTCATCATCTAAATCAACTTGTGTTTCTTGGTCAGTTGAGCAGTGAGGGCATCGAATAACTAAAGGGATAAATGGCCCAAAAGTTACTTTTCTAATACCCAGCAAGATGGCGTCCCTGTCTCCAGAGAGTAGAACATCTAAGTCGTCTTTAGTTACTTCTTTATCACCAAGTTTAACGAGACCACGTTGCAACAATATGTTCAAAGCTTTGGCTGTTGAGCCGACTTTAGCAATAGCTTCTTCGTCAGCTCCATTGAGCTCACGCACT